ACTTATAAGAAAGTTTAACGATGAAAAACAGAAAATGAATCTTCGTAAGATTCAGAAACAGCCCATCAAGAGAACACATGATGAAAATGATTTCATGAATTTTGAAACACTCTCAGAGTTCAGTACTAAAAAACAATGGGATCGTATTGTTAAGAATGTACTTAACAACCCAGAATTTTACGCGTGTGTAACTTCTCTCGATAGAAAAACCTTCTCTATTAAATAATGAAGTCTAAGAACTACATTTTATCTCAGATACAAGAGCTTCTCATTGAAAGGCATGCATATACATTAGAAAGAGCGGAAAGGTACGTTGAATTACATAAAGAGGATAAAGTCTATGAACTCCTCGTTTTAAAGAAAAGTTTATCAGAAGAAGAAAATTATCCGGAAGTCTCGTATAGACGCTCCATTTGGCGTCACGAGTATGAAGATGAATAAACAGTATAAAAAGATAAATAGATTAATAGGTAAGTATGTTTAAACGTTGGTGTAAAGACCAGGGTTTTGCTAATAACTCCGATTTATCACATGTGCTCATGGACGGTGGCGTCCTCTCCGTGCCATTTGATAAATTGAATGACTTTTACGAAAAATGTGTAGAAGTATATAACTCCGGTGAAAAGATTTTCGTCGTTGAACAGAAAACAGAAAATTACAATTTTTTCATGGATCTTGATTATAAAGATGATGAAGAAATGTCATTTGAACAGGTTAAGAGCGTATGTAAAGTCATATGTGACAAAGTCTCAAAGTTTGGTGGTAAAGACGCTTTGATATCTGTCGCCCAACCTAAACCCATAGACACACTCATAAAAACGGGTATACATATAAACTGGCCAGGGTTTGTTGTAAATAGATCATCTGCATTGGGTATTAGAGATCATGTTATAAATACGTTAAACTTAGCATATGGATCACGTGATTGGAAAGATATTGTTGATATTTCAGTATATGGTAATAATTCACGTAATACGAAAGGAAGTGGGTTCCGTATGCCGTGGTCACATAAAAAGGGAAAACACGAAGCGTGTGCCGGTCAGGGGTGTGAGTTATGTAATAACACCGGTAAAGAAACACAAAGTGAATATTTACCCATATTTATATACAAACATGGTCCTTCATCCACGTTGGAAAAGACTGAACAAAAACCATCCGTCGATATATTACACATGGCAACGTTACGTACACAAGGTATGGAACCAGTTATCATAGAAGGAACTCGCGAAGAAGCTACATTTACAACATTACAAACTAAAAATGAGTTCAAGGACCAAGAGGCTCTTTTACTCGTCGAAGCATTTGTTCGTAAAAATGTAGAAGGACAAACTACCGCATCAATCACTAAAATGTTTAAATATAACAAACAGTTTCTCGTCTCAACAAATTCTAAATATTGTGAAAATAAAAGGTGTAATCATAATTCCAATCACGTATGGTTTCATATAATAGGTGATACTATAGCCCAAAAGTGTTTTTCAACTACTAACGTACTAAGACAGTATGGGTTTTGTAAAGATTTTTCGGGAAGACGACATCAACTCTCTAAAAAAATAACGGATATTCTTTACGAAGATGGTAAAGTTGAAACGTATACACCGAAAAAGAAAGTTGTTGTAGAACCAGAACAGAACTTACTCGAAAAATTCATAAAAAAGTATATCATTAAAAAGGAAACGTTCGTCATAGAATCACTCAAACGTGAAGGTGTTAAGAAATATACTGTAACCACAAAGGAAATGTGTGACACGTGTAAAGAAACGATTTCATTCAGTATACTTAAAAGTCATATACAACAGGTGTGTAAATGTAAGTGTCGCGCACATAATCTCACGGATAAAATTGTAAATACGCTTGCGTAATGTAGTTAAAAGAATAAACGCAGTTTAATGTATAAATGGTAAAAATAGTCGTTCCTACGCGTACACGTTCAGGGAGAGTCTCAAAGGTTCCAGAACGTTTAGATCCACTCGAAGATCTCCCAGAAGATGATTTTTCTGACGATGATTATGAAACTGAAACCGAATCGGAAATAGAAAGTGATATTGATCTTCTTCAGACAGATGATGAGGATGATTTTGAAGATGATGATAGTGATGTGGATGAAAATGGTAATTTAAAAGGGTTTGTCGTTGATGAAGAAGAGGAAGAAGAGGATGAGGAATAATAAGCTTAAAAAAATAGACACATCTTTTATAAATGGAAGCCGAGGTTGGAACTCCGATAGAATACAATCCAGACGATTTTACAAATAAAGAGATGGATGATCATACAGATCAAGAACCGGAAAATAACGAACAATATTATTTTCCGCCTCCTCAACACTACTATGAACCACACCAACAACAACCCCTTCACAAAGAAGATATATTTTCAAATCTCGATAAAACGGCGTACATTATTATATTTGTATCCTTTATTTTGGGTTTTTTTATGGGAAAAACTATGCAACCAGTTATTCTTAGACCTGGATAGGTTTGCCTCTAACCCACAAATATTGTGAAGACGTTTGTTGTCCTTCAAAATCACCAATAGATCCAAGTTTTGGTTCGGTAAAATACGCGCGACTCACAACAAGTGGGTCTTTCAGTATATCTTGTGCAACATCAGATGCACTCACATTTTCAGTACCCGTTTTACTTTTTCGATCTTCATACAATCGTAAAAATAAAACAATCATAGCTAATACAATAATTATGGTGATTATATTTAGTATAATACTCAACATTCTTACATTTATATAACAAATTTATTTAGATTCCACCTCTTCACCTTCCTCGACTTCGCCTTCACCTTTAGTATCCTGGGCTTCTGTGGAAGATTCAGACTTCTCCTTTTCAAACTTCTGCATTGCTTCAACTGAATTGAACCCCTTCTCAGACGCCTCTTTTTCGAGATCCGCCTTCGCCTCAGCTTCACGTTTTTCCTTTCTTTCTTCAATTTCCTTAGCAACAGTGGCATCCGCTTCCTTAACAAGTTCTTCCATTGGTGTATCCGGTTTTTCCTTTTGAAGACGTTCAAGAACTTCAGCTGGGTGACTGATTGGTGGTTCATCAGGTTTCGTATAATACTTGGAGTTTTCATCACCTGGTTTCATAAACGTGGATGCACTCTCAACCATATCACGTTTACGTTCAGCAAACATTTGTGCAGCTTGAGCTTGATTTTCTCTATAGCCAGACATGAGTTCCTCGAGTTTTTCATTCGAGTAGTGTGCGTCTTCGATTTTAGATGGGTCGGGTGGGATTAACAACCATTTATACATATCAACAACGTAAATATCAAACGTCCCATCCTCTTTTTGAAGTCGTTTCGCATGCGATGCGGCTTCATCCCTGGAATTAAATGCACCTCTGATCTTAATCCCGAACTTATCGTTCTTTTGAGGTGCTTCTGGGCCTACGACGGAAAGACACGCGTATAATTGACCGGGAACGGTCGTGTAATCTTGTTCAAGAGTTGACATTGTTTTATATACTAACAAAGCTTAAAAACTTTAAGTATATTCTATGTAATATAATGCACGAATTCTGGAATAAACAACCTGTTCCTCAAGATAAAGTTGTTTTTAAAAATGATGGTGAAATAAATCCATCGAGAGAACTTAGGTATGAAAAAAACCCATTACCTGAAGGATACGAATGGAGTTCGTGTACTGTCGATGAACTCTACGAATTTCTAAAAGAGAATTATATACAAGACGATTTTTTTGAGTTTCGTTATTCTAAAGAACTTATAATGTGGGCAACACAACCACCGGGGTACTTAGAAGAGTGTAATATAGCTATACGTAAATCGGATACAAAAGAAATTGTCGTTTACAATTCAGGAATACATGTAAACGTTCGTATAAATGAAAAAAATATTAAAATGTTACAAGCAAACTTTTTATGTGTATCAAAAAATATAAGAGATGTAAAATTTACACCTACTATTATTTCCGAACAGGTTAGGCGTATGAATCTAAACAATATATGGTCCGGTATATCTACCATAGTTAAACGAATACCCACACCCATTGCTAAAGTCAAGTATTGGCATAGACTCATAAATGTCAAAAAGTTAAACCGGGTAGGGTTTTCTAATGCGAGAGAACAGGCGTACCGTATTTTAGGTACCTCTCAGTTTAGGGAAATGACTAAAGATGATATACCACGCGTTACGAAAATGTTACAAGCCCATTTGAGACGGTTTAAGCTTTCACTCGACATAGACGAATCGTATGTCAAACATTGGATTTTACCACGTAAAGATACCGTATATACATACCTGAGCGATGAAAAAGATCAATTCGCCACATTTTATAGTTTGGATTATGTACATAAACCGAGTGGTGAAACGATAAAACAGGCATATAATTTTTATAATGTAGGACACTGTTTAAAAGATGCTATAATAATGGCGCGTAACCGTGGTTTCGATGTATATAATTGTGTAAATGTTGGAGTAGATGAAGATGAACTTCGCGAACATAAGTTCATGGAAGGTACAGGTCATAACCACTATTACCTATGGAACTGGAAAATTAACGAAGAAATTAAACCTAATGATATCGGGTTTGTAATTATTTAACTCTATTTAAAAAAGAAAAACCATTATAAATAAATGGAGGAGATACGTAAGTACCATAACGAGTCTAAGCGTCTCCTCATCCAATCGGCTACCCGCGAAGGCGACAGTATTTTGGATGTAGGATGTGGATTCGGTGGTGATCTCCAAAAGTGGCGACACGCCGGTGCAAATATAAGTATGTGTGAACCGAACCCAGACTCACTTAAGGAGGCTAAGTCTCGTGCAAAGAACATGAAAATACGTGTCAATTTTTACGAAGGTGATATATTTGCGTGCCCACAAAGGAAATATGATGTCATATGTTACAATTTTGCGTTACACTATATATTCGAAACGAATAAGTTATTCGAGACGTCTTTGTTAGCAATTAAAAATAGAATAAAACCTGGTGGTCAATTCATAGGAATTATACCGAATTCAGATAAGATTATCATGAACACACCCGTGAAAGACGATTTAGGGAACTATTTTCTAATGAAACATACGAGTTCGGGAAACTTTGGGGAAAAGTTATACGTCCATTTAGCTGATACACCGTATTATGCCGATGGTCCAAAAGTCGAACCTATAGCGCATAAAGACATGTTTTTTACACGAATGGAGGATTTGGGGTTTACTTTAACACTGTGGGAAGATCTTAAAGGGAACCCGGTTTCGGATTTGTATAGTAAATTTAGGTTTGTGTATAAGAAGTGATTTACTTTTTATCAGTTTTAATATATTCGTCTGCTTTTTTAGGTTGATGACATATTACGTCTCCACAGTGGTCGCGGTTCTGATACACAGAGTTTA